TCTATGAATAGACATAACTACTCTATTCTATGAATGTTCCTTCTTTGGGGAAACCCATTTGGAACAATTCAAAGTTAGATATCCGTGCGGGCATGTCGGTACGATATTCTCTTGAACCTTCGGCGAAAGCCTTAGCTCTTGATAAAATATTATACTTTGCTCTCGTTGCTCTATGAGCACGATTGCGATACCTGTAGGTTTCTATGGATGGTACGTTTACCATTTCATAAGAACTTCCAGACATCCATGCTTCGTACATCGAATACTCATTCTCACCATCGCCAAGATAGACTAACAATTTGTTACCTATCTCGGCTAAGGCGGGGTGAGTCTCCGGTATATGCAACCTGTAACCCTGTTTGGGGGTACAAGAGAGGGTCCCTGTCAGGACCTTCTGCGACAATTTGTCGACCTCTTCCCAAAAGACTTCTTTTCGAGCTTGCTCGATATGATTTCTAATGGAAAGTTCCGGATGTCCACCTAATATAGGTGGATTTGTCAAAGAAGCACTACCCTCCATTATTACTAATGGAGGCATGCCTAAGACATCTTCCGGAGCCGAGAGCACAAACAGAACTGTACGTCTTACCTTAGTCGGTAATCGGTGCAGTAGAGCTTGTATTCCGGGCGCTATAGCAGTGTCATGGTAACCGCGACCACGCATAATCCTGATAAGTTCAATGAACTGTTCTGGCTTACGTGTGATCCCAGTCAGTAAGTCGACGGGTAAACCCGTTATCTCACTTTCTGGAGTAAATAGACGTTTAGCAAATTCGGCATAGCCGTTTTCACTAGATGTACATTTACTGCGACTTATGGCAACACCTAGGTTTTGTATGGTAGCCTGGTAGAGGTGGGATACCTCTACTTTGGTGTCCAGACAATCATCACCCAAAACAAGATAGTCATACTTCCGTATGCCTAACTTGTATGCACACCATTCCTTTACGGCGTGGTGTGTGAATGATGATACCGCCCATGAGCTTAAAAAGCCCATTGGGTTTCCAGTTGAGTACTTCACTAGTCCGTGAGGACTATAGAAGGACCTCTTTTGGATTATGTGTTCCCATAAACGACCTACTTCCGCACCATATGCCAGTTCCACTATTCTTTTCTCAATTTGTATTGGGAATCGATCTGTGAAAGCTGTCATATCGGAGGAGAACAGAGATCTACCTAGACCTTTGACAAGTCTAGGTATCTCTCCCTGAAGATAGGTACAATCAGACCGAAGATTCCTTAAACCCTGCATAAATGCTTGGTGTAGGTCTCTAAGTGCCTGATTAGACCACCAGTCTCCTATCGCGATGACTCGGGTTTTACCCGCTTTATCTGATAGGAAGGCTAGTTTAGAGTGTTTGAAATCACCCTTGGTACCTTCATATTGTTCCAGTAGGAGTTGTGGTTTGGATATTCGCAACTTTTCCCTCACAGCATTATACAGAGAACTGTCTGCCTTTAGGGCAGTCAGGTCTGCAAATGCTGATGCAGTTGCTGGCCCGTTAGGACCAGCTTTACTGGATAAGATGATCTCAACTCTGGGTAGTTCTTTGGGCAATGCCCGAAGTCCTGTCCAGGTTGGAAGCCAAGCTATGATTTCATTTACAGTAGTTTCTACCGCTGTAGATGGGGCCTCGATGGAGTCCGTATTATAGTCAGGTTTAACCCTGATCAATTCTATGGATCTCCAAAGAGACATCAAAGCTCTCTTTTCTTCAGAGTTTCCAAAAGCCAACTTCTTAAACGGTTTTAAAGCCGTTGGGAAGCCGTCTCTGTCAGTTTTCCTGAATGACAGAGGTGTAACCTCTTGATCCAGGCACACCTGGGTAAGGAATACCCTATAGGACTTTAAGTCCTGTAAGGCTCCCTTAACACCACGGTGCTGTAATGATCTCTGAAGAAGGCTCCGGAATGTGTTCAGTTGACTCCTCGTTAAAAGAGGAACTGACAATTCTTGGATCATCAGTAGTACGGTATTCATTTCTCCGTACCAACCTTGTGAAAATAATTGTTTAGTTTTAGTTACTTTCATCGACATAATTTATGTTGTTTGATAGTTGCTCTCGCTCGATTACTCGAGGTGCCCAACTGTAGGGAATGAGTTGTCATCTCACTGCCGTAGCTTATGCG